CTGGGCCTGGCTCGCCATCCCCCGCCCCTGATTGCTCTTGTCCACCATCTCATCCCCAATCTGATACCGCCACCCATCCCCGGCCACCGCATTCGCCTGCTGGGTCAGGGCCAAATACTGAGCGTACAACAGCGCAATCCGCGCCCCGTTCTGGTTCAGCCGGGCATAGGTCTCGTCAGGGTCCACCCCCGTCAACTCATACAGCGCCGCATACCGATAATCCCGGCTCAGCGTATACGTCGGCGTCGGGTCAAACGTGATCTCCGTCCCATCCACAAAGTACGTCTCTTCCCACTCCCGCGGCATCGGCACCAGCCCCGCATCGCTGATAATGAGATTGTCCGTGCTGGCCAGCCCCTCCAACTCGATCAGAAACAGATAATCCGACGCCAGGCTATACGTCGCCGTCCCACTCACCACCGCCAGCGTCGCCAACCGCACCAGCGGCACATCCGTCGCCAACTGCAACACAGCGTCCATCACATGCTGCTCATAGTCATCCGAAGAGGGCACACCATCCCGCGCCGGAACCGCACTCTGCAACCGACTCACCAACGCCGCCAGCGTCACAGCCATCGTCAACCCTCCTCAGCCGCCAAATCCTGCGCCTGCACAATCCAGCCCTCGATCAACTTCGCATTGCCCACCTTCGCCGTCACCAATCGACCGACATCCGCACCGGCCAGTGACACAAACGAATCAATCCCCAGCCCCGCCAACACCTCCGCAGTTCGCGGTCCAATCCCCTTGATCACAGTCAGATCGTCGGACAACGAAACATCAGCCCCCTCCCCAATCTGGGGAGGGCTGGGGTGGGGTTCTTCTCCCCCCTCTCCGCTTTTTGGGAGAGGGGCCGGGGGTGAGGGTTCCTCGGACGATAACAACGGCTTATCATCCGATAGCTCCAGCAACGAGCCAGAATGGTCAGGATGGCTCGCCACCACCACCCCAGGGCTACTGGCCAGCACCGCCGCCGCCGTCTCCCCATCCACCAGCCGCGACTCCCCAGGGAACAAATACCGCTCCCCCACCATCACCAGCCCGCTCGAAACATTCCGCAGCCGTACCATCATCGCCTGCCCCTAACTGTTATCCTGATAGATCACCACCAACTGATCGCTCGTCGTGGCCGTCCCACCGTCGTTGTTGATCGTGTTCGCCGCAGTGATGCTGAACTCACTGGTCAAATCCGCCAGCGCCGCCCCGGTCGTATAGTGCAGCACCATCACCAGATTGTCAGCCGTCGCAATCCCCGTCACAGTGAAATCACCCGCCGCCCCACCAGCCACCAACGCCGCCTTCACCAACTGCTCCCCGATCTTCACCTTCGTCACCGAGTCCGCAGCCAAATGCGCCGTCACAACCTTCCCATCCTGAATCGTCCCCTCCGCACTTCCAAAGGGCACATGCACATCCGCCTTGATCGCCATCGCTCACCTTCTCCTGTTCAGCCCCTCCCCCGCTGCGGGGGAGGATAGGAGGGGGTGCAGTCAACCTGTCACCCCCTCATCTCATCATCCCATCATCTTCCCAGGGCTACGCCACCGTCACATACCCACCCTTGGCCGCAATCAGACTCACCGTCTGATTGTATTCCTCGATGTACCACTGCTTCGAGGCGATCAACTTATTGCTGCTGTAGCTGGGGAACGGCCCCTCCAGGTGCATCGGCTTGCTGCTCAACACCCGATACTGCACAAGCTCCCGGTGGCACACCAAAATCTTCGTATCCGGCATCTCAGTCGAAGCGAACACCGGCAGACCCTTCACGCTCAGCCCAGTGTCACCGGCCCCCAACATCCCGCCATCCTGCCGCGCCGTGCTGCGCTCACCCGCCGCAGTATAGCCGTCCCAGTTGCTCAGCCGGTCAGCGTTCGTCACAGACATCAGCACAGCCGTCGGCATGTAATAGTCATTCTGCACCGCCACCTTCGCCACACCGATCTTCTCCACCAGCTCGCTCAGCGGGTCAGTGGCGCTTGTCCAGGTGCCGCCGCTGTTGGCCGCAATGTGGGCCTGCGCGATACCCAGCCGCATCGTCCCACTGTCGATCATCTCCCGGATTTCACGAATGAGCATACCAACAGTGCGGGTCTGCGCATCCCAACCCAACTGAGTGCTGGCAAACACCATCGCCTCATCGTTGATCTCCGCCGCCAGCCGGTCCGCCATCAGCTCAATCGTCTGGAAGCTCAGCGTCCCCTTGCCCCGCTGAATCGCGCTGCCCTCACCCTCACGCACACTGTCATACGTGTAGGTCACATCCAGGTCAGCGCTGTCGCTGATCGTGCCCGTGCTCAGAATCATCACCCGACCGTTAGCATAGTCCACCACATAGTCCGTGTACTCCGCCTTCACAGTCGCAGTCCCGCCCAGCTCCACCACCAGCGTCCCCGGTCGCACCCGCTTGTGCGCCAGGTCCACCCAAGTGTCGTGGTCAGCCGTATAGGTCTCATCCGTGATTGTGGCGCTGGAACCGCTCTCGCCTGCATACGCCTCGAAATAGACCCGCGTGGGCGAACTGTCCGCCAGCCCGAAATCAAAGACGCTCAGCGCCACCAGCTCAGGCACCGCCTCCGCAATAATCGCCCGCTGCACAGAATAGGGCAGACTCAGATCGCTCGTCGCCTCCGCCTCCACCATCAACTGATAGCGCCGGGCCTCCTCCTCCAACTGGCTCCGGTACGCCTTGTCATAGGCTTCCAGATAGCGCTTGGCGAAGAGTTCGTTGGCCGTGGTCGGCTTCAGCCAATCGTGGCCCCTGGTATAGCGCCGCTCCACCATCGCCTCAGTCAACACAGTCGCAGGCTTGGCATACTCCGGCAGCCCCGTCGCATCCTCAAACCCCGTGCTCACCCGGTCGATCACACTCCCCTGGGGCCGATGCCCCATGCTGCCCAGCTTGGCCGCCGCCATCATCCCATCGTACTCCTTGCGCTTGGCCTCCACGATGCTCTTCACATCCTCGGCCTGGCCTGGCTTGGCCGCCTTCACAGCCTCCACGAAGAGGGCATTGACCCGCTCGCCGTACTTCAATTCCTTCGTGGCCTCCGTGATCGCCTGGCCAATCGACTCCTGGCGCTTGCGCTCAGCCAGCTCATCCTGGGCCGCCTTCGCCGCCTTCAGCCCTTCCTCCAGCTTGGCCGGCTCCACGCCCATGCTTTCGGCCAGCGCCTTCTTGTCCGCCAGCCCCATCCGCTTCATCAACGCCTCAGCCATCTCTGGCTTCTCATCCAACAGTTTCATCAACTCTTCCAGAGTCATCGCTCGCTTCTCCTCTACCGGCTTCTCCCGGCTCTCAGTAATCCGTCCATTGGGGTCGCTCGGCTCAGCCACCAGGTCATAGCCCGTAATCCGCAGCTTCACCAACTCCTCCACAACCCCACCACTCTCCTGCACACTCTTGCTCACCCCATACGCCCGCTGTGACACACCAATCGGCACACCGTTCTCGATCAGAACCTGCACGTCCTTGCCCTTCGCCGTCGGGAGGATAATGCCTTCGAGGATCACTTGCCCCGCCGCATTCAGCGCCGCCGCCTCCCACTTCACCACCGTCTCCAGGATATTCGTGCGCCCGCCTTTCGCGCCCGGGTGCTCAGCCTCGCCGGTGAGGATCATTCGCCCCTGCCCGGCGCTCTCATGCAAATGACTGTTCAAATCCGCCAACGCCGCCCCCAGCACCGCCCGCGGATACCGCCGACGATTGCCGTTCACCACGTCCGCCGTAATCCCAATCGCCTTCACCCGCCGTGGACCATCCGCCGCCGTGGATTCAACCGTCAACAACTGCTGCTCCACCTGCTCAGTAAAGCGTTCCTCTTTGCCCTGGCTCTCGCTCACCGGCACATAGGTGATCACCTTCCTCACCTCCACCGCCGTGCCAAAAATAATCTGCCCCGCCTCGTTCCGGCTCCACGGAATCTCCCAAACCCGGTTTGGCCCACGCTCCACCCACTGATACGCCACCACCCGGTCGCTGAAGGTGTAATAGACCGACATCTCCTGCGCCGGGCGTCCAGTCCATTGCATCAGCGCATCCCGCACCTCCCGCATCAGCTCATCATAGCTATCCGCCACATCCACCGTCTCCACCACCGGCAGACCAAAATAAAGCCGCAGCGCCTCCAAAAATTCTTCCAATGTCATTCCACTACCCTCCCCATCCCATCCTCGACCGATAAGGCATTCTTATCATCCCAGTAACAGACCTGCACCCGATTCAACGCCATATCCGCTCTCCTGTCTCAATACCTCACAGCCCCAACGCCTCCGCGTGCCCCGCCGCATCCTGCCCCAACCACAACTCCAACGCATCTGCCAACCCCATCACCCAGGGCAACTGGGCCAAAGGGTCGAAACCACTCCAATCCCGATACCCGTCCAAAAACCCATTCTCCCCGGCCACCCAGCCCCGCACCTGCCGTCGAAAATCGCTCACATCCATCAGCGCCGCCTCGTAATAGCACATGCAATTGGGGTGCAGGGGCAAAATCTGATCGCCGCTCTCATACGGCCCGCCGCCGGCATAGCTGTCACAAATGTCAATCTTCGGATGCGCCGGCGACAACCGCACCCACTTCCCCGTCACCCACGGGCTGTTGGCATAAATTTCACTCGCCATCGCATGATGAGCATACTGCAACTCCGTCCTGGCCAATCGTAGCGCGTTGTACGCAATCCCCTGCCCAGCACACGCCTCCCCACTGAACAGCCCCGCCCGGCTCACCGACCGCTCACCCGCCGTCATCCCATACAGCCGCTGCATACTCCACCGCGGGCAATCCTGCCCCGCCCCCAACACCGGCTCCAGCAACTTCGCCAACTCCCTCGCACTCGTCCGCTCACCCATCGCCGACAACAGCGTCGCCCGAATCCGCTCCAACCCCTGGCTCTCCAACCGCCAAATCCGCTGGCTCAACTGCAACCCATCGCCGCCGATCCGCTGCGCCCCCGCCGCCAACGCCCGCTCCCGCCGCCCCTGCCACAGCCTCACCACCGCATCTACATCCGCCCCATCAATCTCCCGCTCTTCAAACCTCTGCGCCTCCGCGCCTCCGCGGGAGCCTTCCTCAAATATCCCCATTCGGGAATTGTGCATCACCACATATCCCCCCCAGGGAATACTGGCCGCCTGCACCCGCCCCGCCTCAAAAATAGCCGTCCACCTGGCCCACATCGCCCGAAAAGCCACCTCGATGCTCGGCAACCGCTGCACCAGCCCAACCCCATCCACCAGCCCCTCAGCGTCCACAGTCTCCGCCAACACCCCCACCGTGTCCGCCAGAAACCCCCGTAACAGCCCGTGGCTCTCCGCCTGCACCCGCAACAACAGCCGCATCAGCGCCCGGTTCTGCACCCTCCCCAAATTCCTGCTCGAAAGCCCACTCAGACCCGCCATGCGCAACTCGCAATTCGCAATTCGCTATTCGCCATTCGCTTCCGCCCCAATCCGCCCCGGCATATCATCCACCCTGGCCAACAGCGCCTCGATCTCACCCTGCGCCTCAAAGCCAGGCACAAACATCGCAAACAGCCGCAGCAGCGTCTCATCCTGGAAGAGGCCACTCGCCCGCAGCGCCACCAGCGCCGTCGCCGCCTCTTTCAACTGCGTCGGACCCGGCTGCTTCTTCCCCGTCCACGCCACAGCCCACGTCAACGAAGCGGGCCAAATCCCCAACAGCAACCACTGCCGCTCCAACAGCGGCTTCAGAATCTCCGTCTCCACCCAGGCCCGTGTCGCCAGAATGCTCTCGTCGTACTGCTCTTTCTTCTGCTCCAGCACATCCCGGTTGATATTCCGCCCATAACCGATCAACTCTAGGGGCACCATCCCCGCCACCGCCCAAGTGTCGATGTGGTGAAGCACGTCGTCAATCTCGCCCAGCCTGGCGTCGCCCTGAATACTCTGGATCGTAGTCCGTTTGTTACTGAAAAAGTCCGCCACCGCCGCAAAAGGATCATTCAGCGCCGCCTTGTTCCGGGTCTGATACGCCTGCACATCCGCATCACTCGCATCCTCCAGGCTGTGAACGTATTTCATTCCCGCCCGTGTCTTCCGGCGGATAGAAATATCCAATTCCCCCTCAGACAACCGCTTGTACGCCCTTCTCCCAGAAGAAAACATCGGGCGACCGTACCTGCTGCCCTCATCTCGCTTATATCGAGCGTGGATAATCTGCCACTCCGCAAAAAACGTCGCATTCGCCGGAGGCCGGTCACTCAGCACCCCAATCGGGGCCCACACCTGATCAGTCCAGAAGAAGGCCCGGGCCGGATCATCGAACAAATCATACTCGTTCGACCACCGGTGCATCTCCAGCGTCGGCTTGCGGCTCACATGCACAATCCGCCCCGCTGCATCCGCCCCCACCTCCAACAGGCTATCCCCATCCCTGGCCGCCAGCCTTGTCCAATCGTCCGCCCGGCTGAAAAAATCCAACCGGCTCAGCAACTCATCCGCCAC